GTATAGCACAACTGCTTTAAGACTTGGGTTAAAAAACGATCCCTCTGATGAGCATTTAAAAAACATGAGGGTTTTGTCAGAAAAAGTATTTGAGCCTCTTAGATCATTCGTAGGGAGTCCAATAAAGATAAATTCGTTCTATAGAGGACCAGAATTGAATAAAGCGATCGGTGGAAGTTCAAAATCTCAGCATTGTCACGGCCAAGCAATGGATATTGACGACACGTATGGTTATATGTCTAACGCTACTATGTATAACTATATAAAAGAAAATTTAAGTTTCGATCAAATGATTTGGGAATTTGGAAATGATAACAACCCAAATTGGGTACATGTTAGTTATGTATCTGAAGAAAAAAATAGGAATAGATGCTTAAAAGCATACCGTGAAGATGGGAGAACTAAGTATATGGTAATTTAAACATGATAATAGATACATTCCTTTTCTATAATGAATTGGATATGCTTGAGTTTCGTTTAATGGAACTTGATTCTGTTGTTGATCAGTTTGTAATAGTAGAAGCTACACAAACATTTACTGGAAACAAAAAACCTTTATATTTTAAAGAAAATAAAAATAGATTTAAAAAATATCTTCACAAGATTCATCATGTAGTTTTAAATGATATGCCAGATGGTGATACATGGACAAAAGAAGCGTATCAAAGAATATCAATTGGAAATATATTAAAAGATCTTAATTTAAAAGATGATGATATAATTATTTTAAGTGATGTTGATGAGATACCTGATACAAACAAACTACAAGAATATAAAATAAATGGCTTGCCTAAACCTAAAATAAAATCTATAATAACTGGTATTATAACATTATTACAAGATACATATTATTATAATTTAGAAAATAAAGTTTTAGCATATAGTGTTTATGATAAATATAAAAATACAAAATACCACAATACTATTGCTGCAAAGATTTTTTATTATAGTAAATTTATAGAATTAAAATTAACAACGCAAGAATTAAGAGAATATAATAAAAAACCTACTTGTCGTGAGCGTTGTGGTTGGCATTTAACATTTTTTATGTCACCTATAAAAATCAAAGAAAAAATGGAAAATTTTGCTCATGATGAGTATAATGGAGATATAAGACGATTAATAAAAGATAAAAAAATTAAATTAGAAGAAATTAAAATTGGAGATAATAAATATCTTCCTAAAAATTATAAATTTTGGTTATGAAAGGAAACTTATTAAAATACAAGAAAAAAGTAATAATGAAATATATTCCTATATTATTAGGTGTATTAGCTGGGTTAATGATTATACAAAGTTGTACTATTTATAAACAACCAGCAATGAAGATAACTTCTGTATTAGCTGTAACAGCTGAAGGAGATACTTTAAAACTACCTATAGATGTTATAAGACCTATATATAATTATAACAACTATCCTAGAAGTTATTATCCATATAATAATTTTTATTATACTCCAAACCGTTACTATGGAACAGATCTACATCACAATGGAAGTAATGGTTATAGTAGTAGCAACAACAATAGTAACAACAGTAGCAATAGTAGTAACAGTTCAGGAACTGCTACTATTAGACCGGGTTCAAGTAGTGTAACACCACCGCCTAATCCAACTTCAACTAACAATCCTAGGAAAAACAATTAACATGAAAGATTTTACAAAGATTTATTATATAGTTTTAATAGTTTTAGCATTAGCTGTTTCAATGTCTTGTTCTAAAGACGAAGAAGAAGTACTTATGCCTAAATTTGAAATGTCGTTAGATGGTGAAGCTTTTGATCCTGCAGAAAGATATTCTGTAATAAACACTTTTGCTGGAGAGAAAGTAGTTGATGGAAATTTAAAAAAGATATTTATCCTTTATCTTCAAATAGATGAGGGTGAACCAAGATTAGATGTACAACATTTTGCTTTATACTGTTTAGATTCAGATGCAGATGATGATGGGGAATTATTAGATATAGGAACTTATACATGGGAAAATCCAGATAACAAATATGCTGGAGTAGAAATACCAGGTAATCAAGAATATATAGTTTGGAATGATATAGAAGTTATAGATGCTGGCCAAAAAGGTGGAGCATATGTAGGGTTAATACATTTAACTGCTGAAGGAGAGTTTTATAACCCTTATATACAAAGAACAATGACAGTAACTATGTTGTTAGAAAATTATCCAATAGGTGTAGATGCAACTGCAACACCTTATGAATACTTATTAAACTAAAAAATATGTGGAATCTATTTAAAGAAAAAAACGAAATTAACGAAAAGAATGTTATTGGATTTGCGTCATTTATAGTGATGACCTTATTTGCTATAGCAGATCTAGCAACAAGCGTTCTAGCAGATAAAGATCTTATTATAAACGAAGTAGTTTATAACTCATTTGTATGGGTTACTCTAGGTTGCTTTGGAATATCTGCTTTCGAGAAAGTTAAAAAGTGAGATTTTTAGATTTTAATAAGAATGGCCAATATGATTGGTGGGAGTATGTTGTTGCTGTACTGATCATTATTGTTATAGAGGTTTTAGCTGAAATAATTGCTAGATCTTTGATGTTTTAGATTTCCTTGGTGCAGAAACTACTCTTTTAGATCCTTGCATCCAATCTGTATATCTTACATTTCCTTCTTCTAAATCACTTAATACAATCCATTTTAACAATCCTCTTCTTTCAAGAGAAGAAATATAATTTTGTTCCATGTCCATATCATGAGCAGATTTATCCATAACATATACAGGTAAATGCCAACTGTGTGGATCACAAGCACTTTTCCTACCATTTTTATCTGTTCTTCTTTCCTTAACTCTTTTAGCGAAAAAATCAAAACCTATTAAATCTATACTTTTATAAGTTTTAATTTTATCTATAAACCACAATATAGTTATAAATCCAGCACTTGGTCTTAATTCCTTAGTAGCAACTAAATTTTTACCAAAACCTTTCATTATATCAATAATTTCTTTATCAGTATACATTTGAGTATATGGCATTCCTTTAGGTAAATGTTCTTCAAGTACCCAATCTTTTAATCCAAAGTTCCCTCTACATCTATTAACAAGTATTTCAACATCTTTAAATCTACCTGTTTTAAATTCTTTCTTAAGTTCTCTATACATGGGAGCTCTGAATTGACCAGTAACCCATATATCTACTTTAGTACCTAATGATTCTTCTTGTAGTTTATTAGCACCTATAGCTCTACCAAAACGAACCACAATATCATAGCTGTTTATTTTATCAGCTAATTTATGCTTCATTATTTCTACAGAGTTACCTACAAATATTATTCTCTTACCTTTTACAAGGTCTCGTATACTTTCCACCATTCTTCTGATAATTCATCGTGTTTACGCGATTCAAACCAAGGTCCGCCTTGTGTATAATGAATTGCTTTAATATATTTATGTTTTTTATAATAACCAACTAAATGATTATATTTTAAAGGTACACTACTTATTTCTTTTTCTTTAACCCAAGCAAATTGATGAAGATCTGCTGGACTAGCATTGTCTAAATATTCTTTAGTTAAATGTTTCAACTTAGCGTTATCGAATAACATTAAAGAACTCCAACATTTTTTAGGATAAGATTTATTTTTTATCCCATCCATTTTATCACCATGTATATTATCTAGTTTATGCTTTACACAAGCAACAGGTTTATCTCTTAGATATTGTTCTATTTCTGTTGGATTACATTTAAACACAAAGTCATTATCAACAAATAAAGAAATTCCTTTATAATGACTTAACATTGGTACGTAAAACCTAGTAAAAGAAAATTCTGTTGATTCTCCTTTTACAGCATCTCTACCATAAACTCCTGTCTTTATTAATGATTTTCTATCTAAATATTTTATCTCATGTTCTCCTTTTTCTGAGTGATCTTCAATTGATTTTCTACAAACTCTAGTAGCTTGAGGAAATCTTGAATCGTGTCCTATATATATTTTCATATTAAATCTTTTTTAATAACATGTTTACAGATTTAGCAGTGGTTTGCATTTCAAGAACATTCCACTTTTCTGTTGATAGTTTTTTAACCCACCATTCTGGTTTTTTTACTAATAAATGAAGGTTTGAACCATCTCCAAACGCTCCAAAAGATGGTACACAAGATATATTACAAATAAACCATTTGTTTGTTTTGTCGTATATATGTTGTAATACATTATCTATTTTGTCGGGTTCTATATGTTCTAGTACATCATAACATATTGT